ATACTGATTGTAGTCTGTATCAAATTTATACAAGTCTCTATCAGCAAAAAGCGCAAAGAATTTTGCTGGACGAGTAACTGCCAACACATGCATGACTGAGAATGGATATGCACTGCTGTTCCACCAACTGGCTTCTACTGGACCTCCGTCACCAATGGCCCAACTTTTTTGATATCTAGTACTGATATTTTGGTTGAACGGTACTCCACCTACCACGCTGTCTTGCGGGCTCAACAATTCACCTTCGCTGCCAGTGGGAATCACTGAAGTCAGTCCAGGTCTAGCGTACTTGGGTTTGTAGTAAGGTGCAACGGGATCGGCCACAAGACCAGCAGCCAAATCATCCCACAGCACCAAGTTGTCTGCTGTGTAGGGTGCGGGGCCATATCTATCTTGCCACCAGGTGGGTTCTATTTCAAGGCCCAACATTTCCCAGGGACTGTAACTAGGCTGTTGAGTGTCATAGAAGTAGCGATAGATACCGCGCCAAGCGCCAAGTAAATTTGTGTTGTCCAATCGATTGGTAGTGCCGCTGTAGTTCCATGTAAATTCATTGGTTGCACCAAACGTTTGAGTTTTGTAATCTAGTTTATTCCAGCCGCAGTAACTCAACAAGTCTCCGGCAAATATGTTGTTAATTTCTGTAAAAGTATATCCTGTATCACGGAACTGACCAGGCAGTACGTTTTCTATAGTCAATGGCACTGGATTGCCATCTTGTTTAATATTGTTGTAGATTCTTGTTTCAAATTCCAATAGGACTTGATCGCGAATGTCTCCAAATACTGGAGTCTCGCTGCCATCGTGTCCAATTATAAACTGACCTGTGCCGTTGCTGGTTACCAGTGTGGTAATTTCCGGCTGCCATTTGGGATACAAGCCCATCTTGCTGGGAGTATTGGGTAAAAAACTTCCATATGTTGCAGAATATTCATTGATAGTAACTGTGTCGCCAACTGAGAGATTTGCTGTGATTGTGATTCTTGGTCCATTGGTAGCAACAACATAATCTCGATCACGAGTCAAAATGTCATTGTTCAAGTAAACACAAAGTCCAAGATAATTTGCCGAAGTGTAATTGTAATATTGTACAGTGTCAAAAGTATCACCGGTGGTCATGCCAACAGTGTAGGTATTGCTGTAAGAAGTAACACCTTGAGGAATCATGTCACTCCAGTAGAACGGTTGAGTTTCAACTTTTCCTAATGTGATATCTTGAATGGCTTGATCCAGAATATCGGCTGTGGTACGGAATGCAATGTTGTTTTGAGTCAACACAGCATCCAGCATCTGTGCTTTAAACTTGATGTATTCGCGACTGTTGTACTGCAAACTTGCAAATATATTGTAACTGGGACTGCGCATGAAGTAACCAGCAAGAGTCAGCGGGCTACTTTGTTGCAAAATTTCCAGTCCATAAGGCACAATATTACCAAGGTCACGACTGTTGTTTGAACCATTGATAGGGCCGGTCAAGTCCAATAGGTTTTCACAAATACTTTCATAGTGAGTGCGCATGGTACCCAGCGTGAAAGAAGGGCTGTTGGCATTCAATGGATTATTTTGTAAATTGTTGGGTACCTGATAAAATCCCACTTTGCTGGTTTGATCACTGAGAGCCAGCACTTCAATTATGTCTGTGGGCAAATAAGTGTTATTCAATACTATGGTTGTGCTGTCTGTGCCAACACTGTAGGTATACATACTGGGTTCAATAAACACACTACCAACATACACTTTGATCACAGGTACTGCGATTGACGTTTGTGGGTTGACTGCAATGTCAAGTTTGAGCGGTTGCCCTGAGTAACTGAATTTGAATTGTTGATAAATTTGCTGTTCAACCACAGCAGTTTGCCAGCCAATCAATTTATGGTAGGTAGTGCGGTCTGTGTATTCTCTTGCGGCACCAGAACTAATGGGAGTGGTTGTACTGACATTGTCTATTGTGTATGTAAAGGTGTCAACGTACAAATTGTTGTCAAACACAATGTCACCAACGTTGTTGATGTTTAGATATTGCAATGGAAACTGCAACACTGGATCAAGAATTGAAGTGTCGCCCACAGCATAACTAAACAGTTTTGATCCAGCAAAATCACTGGATTGATATTTTGTTCTATTACCAAAACTCACACCATCCACGTCGTAGACATTAAACAACGGTGCTTGTTGAACTGCTGTTTTTTGCTGTGCTTCAATCCAGGTAGTGCCATCAAACCAAAATGTTTTGCCAGCGGTGGTGTTGCCATCAAGACACACTGTGCATTCATCAAGTTGAACTGCGCCATCAGTGGCTTCAGTCAGTACAATAATGGGCTGTGCTATCAATGGTGGCACTGTGTCAGGAGTTACAAAACTAACTACATAAATTTTGTCGCGGACGTCTAAATCTTCATCGGCAGCAAATATCACTCGCGACCCTTCAACCAATGTGTATCCATTGGTAGTATAACCAGTTGAACCTTCTACATTTGAAAGAGCATCAGTTTCAGTGAAGTCAATGATATCTACAGGTGCTTTGCCTTTGGTGCCCATGTTCCACAAACGAATACCCGGGCGGAATTGTATAATTGGACGCTTGGCACGAAAGGCGTTGTCAAGATTCAAGGGAGTATTGTTATATACAGCCGTGTCGTTGAGCACGCTGACGTGAAACCAACGATTGCTTCTTGACCATGCATTCAAATCTTTGCTGGCACGACTGATTGTTAGATAATCTAAATCTGTTGGTTCTATAGCAATGGTGCTGTCATTGTAATCAACTGCATAGGTTTCAGGTATTACAAAATTTTCAACAGGCAGCAGTTCAATTGCTGATCCCACGCCACTCACATAGTATTCGTGATTGCTGATGGCAATTGAATTCATGTAGCCTGTGCCATTTTGTAACTGTACAACTGAACCATTGGGCACTGTGCTCACTGTAAATTTCACACCATTGGCTGCAATTGATCTCACATAATAGGTTGTGCCTGCTACCAGTCCTCCCAGTGTGGGTGTTAGGAATACCACTGCTTGGCCTACATACAAATGAGTGGCGTTGTAATAAGTGATGTAGTTTGTGCCGGCTTCTGTGGCTGTACATTGGAAACTGCTGGTGCCTGACCCATAACTAGCCGGTACAACATCACCAGTGAAACGAACTTTGAGTCCGTTGGTGAATGTCACTCCATTGGGGCTGATATATGTTTTTTGACCAAGAATACTGTCAACATCAAGAGTACTGCTGTTGCCCGGTTCAACCAAAACGATGCGTCCGAAAATTTCTGAATTGGTACCAGATTGATAATACAACACATCTTGTACCGCAGTCAAACCAGGAATCTGTTTGAACATACCTGTGGCATCTTTGTACCATTGCGTACTGCTGTACTGGGTTCCGTAGATAATGGTAAATTTGTCAAGGTCAGCAATGGTGCCGGTCTTGACCAAGTTGATATACTCAGTTCCGGCTATGTTGACATATTGAATGGTCCAGATTTGATATCTGTCAGCCAAGGGGATGTCGGTGGTTTCACTATAGGTTGTGGTATCAAAACTTCCTATCAAACCATTGTTGGCCGGGCTCTGCACCAAAGGATCAAAGAAAGTGGTGCGTTGCCATCCACCGGCCTCGGCATCTGCTATGGGGTTAGTAAATATCAAGGTACGATTGTTTAGATTGGTAATACCATCTATGCCGCCGTGAGCCAAGATAAAGTCTACAACCGGTTGGTTATTGATCTGATCAAAATGCAAATCAGTCACTAGATCAACTGTGCCAATGCTGGTCAAAGTTTCGTAGTAAAAACTTTGTGCAGTTTTGAGTGGTGCATTGAATACCACTGTGCCTGAACTGATGCCATTGTCTGCTACACCGTACACATCTCTACTGCTGATGTTTGGTGTGGCAGGTATGGTTCCTGAAATACCAGGTGCTGATTGAATCCAAAATTGATCAGTGACTTGAAAAGTATAACTGCCACCACGCACTAGTTCGATTACAGGATTGTTGCCGTTGACGCCAGAAAAATTGTAAGCACCGTTGTTGGTGGTGACTACAAAATTACCAGTGGTAGCAATGCCTGCGGATGCCACATTCACTGCATCAGGACCACCCGGTATCCAATAATACTGACTGAAATTTATAAAAGCATCAAAATCAATGAATGGATCCAAAGTATAGTATTCACTTGAATACAATCTGTCTGGACGGCCACTATTGCCACCTTGAAAACCCACAGCGTCATTTAGGCCTGGATAGGTTATGGCATTCTTAATGGTGTTGGTGTCAGGCACCAGGCTGACCACACCTGGTTCAAGTTGATAATTGGCTCGTGTGGCTGTGGGTTCAACCACATACTTGTCGTTGGGGTTTACACCTGATCCCACTGTGCGACCAATAAAGCCCTGTGTTTTTTTGAAATTTGGTTCTTGAATCAGTTGATCAAGTGTGGCCGCCAAAAATTGTTTGTTGGCATCTGTCTGAAAAATCTCAGGAAGAAAATTTACGCTACGTGTGTTGGCCATCAAATAACTCCGCTGCCAGGTGCGGTACGCAAGTTGGTACTGGTCAATGCTTCAATCACTTCTATATTGTTGATTGTTGCACCATTTACAAATATTTCATTTGGAGCCGAACGTATTTCATACAAATCTCCAAAGTACTTTTGACTGTTCAGTGGTACCAAGACCACCGAACTGATTATAGTTCCCAGTTCTCTATGCAGGTAAGCGGCAAGTTCTGAGAAGTAGAATGTGTCACCAAAATTCCATTTGTCAATTGAAAAATAGGAATTCATTGCGGCTACTACGCTACTCTTGATTTCACTGGTGCTGGCCGTGGATCCTTGAGCACGAATCACTTTGATTGTGGCACGCAATTCTTGTGCGGCTTTTTCTCCAAACAAGGGTTTGAATACCACAGAATTTAAAATAATGTTGTCGCTCAGCATCTTGTAGTTTTGTAACCCTTGATACTCAGTCGACAATTCATTTATGGTTGGCATTTCAGGTTCAACCACGGTGCCTGTGGTATCACGAATCCAATTTTGATAAGCAGTATAGTAACTCAATGTAACCACGTATAAATCAATGATATTGGTTGTGCCAGGATCAATGCGTGTGGTCAACGGAGCATTGTGTCGATATTGATAATACAGTGCCTGGCGTCCAGTTCTTGCTATCCACTCATTGCTGACATCAATCAGTGTTCGGGTTCCTGTAACGCTCACAGACAACTGATAAAAAGCCGCTTGTTCATAGGCGTAAAAAACCTGTCCAGGTGACCAAGCAGTTTTTTGCATTTCAATTTCGTCATATGTGCCATAGTCGCTGACAACCACATTGGGCTCTACCAAGAGATAGCGTTGTAGGTTGTCAAAGTCTACTGTTTTTTGCAGGTACACATACTTTTGTGTGGGGTTGGTGCTAGGTGCTACAATTTCACTGAAAAAATCAGGATTGTCTGGCACGCCATCGTTGTCACTGTCTCGATATCCCACCAACACTTGAAAATCATCCACGTAGCCATCACTTTCAACAGGTTGTCCAATAATGGTCATGTAGATATCGCCGGGCAAGTGATCTGTTGAATCTGGCTTGGTATTCACTGCTAAAACATTGATAAAGTCTTTGATCACTGTGCCTGTGCGGCTGTCGTAAATTTGTCCACCATCATAGTAGAAAAACCGTGTTTGCAGTACTGAACCAAAGTAGTAGGCCAGTCCACGGAAAGTGGTTGTGTAATTTTGATTTTGTACTGTGAATTGTATCAACCATGATGAGTCCAGATTGGTGCCTGACGTGTTGCCAGCATATTGCTGGCTCCATGTGGCATCCTGTGCTAGGTTGGTACTGGTAATAAGATACCATGAGTAAGGTGTGCCTGTGATGTCACCGTTGTTGTCATAGCCCAGACCAAAGTTACGATTTAAAATAATCTGTTCAGCAATGCTTTGCTCTATGGATACTGGCAAGTCTGTCACAAACAATGGAATGATTGTGTCAACCAAAGCACCGGTTGGTACAAAATTATTCAGTGTTACTGGACCTACTCCTGTGGGCAAATTGCCAAGACCGTTGTTGTAGCCCGAGCCTATGATATTGGTAGGACTGGCCCAGATTTCCAATCGTTGATCTGCTGAAGTCGGAGTTCCTGGTTGTAGTTTGTTGTTCTTGTCAAAGTAGTAACCAGTGGGCGCCACAAATTTAATCAAACTGCCCACACTCACATACTTGAAGGCGGTGGTTGTGGTCAACCCCACTGGAATTGGTGATCCAGTGGGCCAGGTTGTTGAATACACAGCGTTTTTAAAATAGCCAGTTGTTTCGTTGGCCAAGGTGGTACTTTGAGTCCAACTTGCGCCGGTTACCCATGTGGTGCCACCATATGTGGGCAGTGTGTTTGCAGTGACTCTAGGAAAATTTTCATAGTAAAACTGCCGCATGGTAGTTGCACCAATGGCAGGTTGCACTTGGTTGGTCACAAAGTCAGCCAGTTCATTGCGATTGGTATAAGACAGCAAGATAGTAGGTAAAATATTTTGTTCCCACAAACCTCCGTCACTGCCAAAAGTATTGGTGCTTGAATATTTGCCAGTGTTGTCCACAAGGTCAAGATAACGACTTGTGCCAATTGATGCACGATTCAAGGCCTTTGACTTCACAATTGAGTTGTATTGAGTGTAAGGAAACAGATTATAGTCTTCACCGTTGACCATGCGATCCTGTGTGTAGTATCTGGCAGGAGCACGTTGTTTGATTGCGTCGATAGGTTCTCTTGCTTGACTGTTTGAAACTGGCTGTGTGATACCACAAGTGAAGGTAAGAGTTTCTAGGTTACCTGAGCGGCTGATATAACTGATTGGTATTTGCACTGCCTGCATTTCCGCAGGATTGATAATGTATTGCAAGCCGTTAGAAGCACGCACATAGGCTCTGAATGTGCCTACTGGAATTTCAGAAAACACACCATCGCCAAACACCATGGTTATCTGATCATTGGTTCTTGAAGTCACAGTGTATATGGGACGCAGGTCTGTGCCTATTTGTTCAGCGCCTGCAGAATATATGTTTTGTGTATAGGTCCATTCACGACTGATGTTGCCCACATTGTCCAGTTGAAACAGCCAACGGTCTTCGTTGTTGACACCTTCGATGTTGATATTGACTGTGCGATTGCTGACTTTTTCTGCTAGATTGAAATCCTGACTTTGCAGGATGCCTTGTTTGAACATGAAGAAATAGCCAGTGTTGGCTGATTGAAAACCAAGACTGTCATTGCGGAACAAGATATTGAATGGTTGATCTGCTCGAGGAGGAGGCTCGTACAGATAGTTTTCACCCACCGATGTGCTTGTCATTGCTTCAAAAGGCATGTTAATGCCATCCACTGTGGCAGTGTAAGGCACCACTGGCAAGAATCCTGGCACTAGATTGATGGCATACTCACTGGTGACCACACCCAATATAGTTTGTTTGTTGCCTGGACGGCCAATTTTTTGTGTGTCCACCAGACTGGCGTTGATAATGGCCGAGAATTGTTCTTGCCAATCAGGATTGGTTTGATCCGCCCAGTTCACAGTGTAATTGGCTAGATTTACACCTTGGTAATCAATCACATTTTCTGTGGTGGTCACAGAAAATACCTTGAGCAAGCCTTGTGCCGCAATGTTGCGTTTGGCTGTGTAACTGACCAAATTGGCCAGGCGAACCACCGAGTCACGTCGCTCGGCTGTGTCCATGTAGTTTTCTCTGGTGTTTAGATCGGTACGGAAAGCCAGTGCCTGGCCCATGAACGCAATAACGTCCAACAGCGCAATGTATTCTGACGATTCAATGTAGTCATTGAATGTTTCAGGGTAGTACAAACGCAGATAGTCAACAAAACTCTTGCGCAAGGTTTCAAAATCATAACTTTGAAAATCGGCCTCACGATAAGTTTGATAGATTTGTTTCCAGTCCTGTACTCCAAATATCGCTGTTTGTCTAGTTGTTTTTGCCATTATACCAAGCCTTTAATTTTATTTATTGATTTTTTTAACGGCTCAGTTTATACATACGAGGCCGAACGCTGTTGCAAGTCAAAGAAAATACTCAGTCTTTCGGCATTGGTGCTGGGCACCACAGCCAGTTCGATTTCAAGCAGTATGCCATTCTGTTGTGGATATACCTGCGTATCTGAAATGTAGATTCTTGGATCGCCTCCGGCCACACGCTGTACTTCTGCCACTATGTTGGCTTGTAAATCTTCCAATTGGTTCTCAAACAAAAAGTCCCACAGGGTAGTCCCATATGCAGGACGTCCAGGCAGTTGTCCTTGACGTATGTTAAATGCGTTCAACAGGTCGCGTTTGATCAAAGCAAAGTCTGTGAGCGTGAACTTTTTGTATTGACCTTGTGTGTTAAATCCAATAAATGTTTGTGCCATATGGTATTTATGGGTGCATTTTCACCTAGACTTTTGCACCTTCAATTTTTGTTTTTAATGCGTCAATTTTTTGTTTCAATTCTGCAGCCAAATTAAATGCGTAATCAAATTTGTTGATTAGTGATCCTGTTAAATCGTACCGCGATCCGCTTCCTGAAATTATTGTATTTCTCAAACGAGTTGTTAAACTATCCCACAACGTAGCCAACTCTTTAAGTTTTGGCAACACTTCCTCATTTTTAAAAGTTTTGATACTTTCACGTTCAGAATCAACTGCGTCCCACTCTGCCTGTGTGATGGTTTGTTGATTTTGCAATGCTGTGACTTTTGACTCCAATTCGCTAAGTCTTCTATAGTAAACGTTCAAATATTGATTGATCCAAGGTGTTGCCTTGTTGATATATTCTATAGCCCGGTCATTAGCAGGAGTGCCTCCGTAATCCGGCACAGGAACTTTGGGATCTCCTACCACCCGCGTGCTGGCCGCATCCAGGGTTTCACGATTGACTGTGTCTGATTTGGGCACAGGAATATCTTGTTGTTTGAATTCTGTGGGTACTTTTGTGTTGACTAAATTCACAGCAAAGGCACCATCTCGCACTGCGCTGTTGAATGAGGCCTGCACTGATCCTGTGGCGTCTCCAGGTATGGGCAAACCTTTGACAAATGCTTCAGCACTGGGCAAATCTTTTGCGGCATTTAACGACATACCAGCAATGCCTTGACTTGAAAGATTCTGCACAGGAATGCCCACAGCGCCAAGACCTGCCACACCTTTGGTCATGAGATCTTGCTGTATTTGACTTTGCTTGCCAGGATTGGCCAAAAGGTCTGTGGCATTTTTTACACCATCTTTGCCGGTCCATATCGCAGGACTTTTTATTGTATTACTAAACTGTGAAAAATCTGCATCAAACTTGGCCTTGGTTCCGGGTTTGACATAGCCCGCAGTTTCCAACTGACCTATGCTCAAACCAAACGCACCTAGACCTTTACTGTTGCTAATGTCGGAGAATAATTGGTTTGTCAAATTTTTTGCTTGTGCTAACACACCGTTTACTTCCGGCTTGCTCATTGGACCAATGCCACTGACAGCACCTGCACCGGTTATGCTACTGCTGACTTTTGTAAAGTCAGCGGTGTTGATAGGATTGGTCACAGGAAAATTTGTGATAGCATTGTTAATGGTTTGTATGGAAGTGGCTGCGGTACTGCCTGGCACTATTGCGGCGCTTGACAAAGGTTTGCCTGGACCAACACCCGGTAGCGCAGACAGTGAACCAGATGCAGATGACACTGCTGGACCCACTGCGGCAGTCAGACCCGGAGTGATACCTGCCAATGATCCATTCAGTGCGCCACCAGCATCGCCCAGGCCTGGTGCGATACTGCCCACAACATTGGTCAAAGCACTGGTGCCTGCAGACAGGCCACCACTGGCAAATGCCGCGTCTACAGATGCTATGCGACCAGTGGCAAGATCAACTCCTGCTCCTGACAGTGCAGATGTAAATGAACCTAAACTGCCAGATACACCGCCTTGAGCCTGTTGCAATGCGGCCTGAGCACTGGCAAGACCGTCGGCTGCTTGCGACGCCGCTGACAAACTGTCTCCAGGTTTGAATCCCACAAGACTGCCTGTGTCTGCTTGTTTTTTAAAGATTGCAAAGGCCTGTTCTGCTGTGAGTCCAGGAGGTCCTTTTACTTTAAAAGTCGATGACGTACCCTGAGGATTTGGCACAGTTGAGCCTTCAGGAACAGGTCCTGCAGGAGCGTCTTGAGGCGGTCTTGGATATCCAATGCTGGTGAGACTGGGCAATCCACGACGTAGTCGTTCAGCATTGGTTCTATCCCAGGCGATGTAATCATCGCCCTTGTAGATAAGGTCTGCGTCTTTGACATTGGCAAATAGGCTGGACTCAAATTTGGCCGCCTGGGCTTTGAGGCTGTCAAGGTTAAATGTAAACTCAGCCATGTTATTCTGCCTGTATTTCTATGCCTGGAGGCACAGGTTCTGCGCCCGGCGGCGGCGAAGGTTTGCCATCTTCGAACTCAACCTCCACGTCTACGCCTAGGTTATGATAGGGATAGGGTTCGTGAGTTGGCGCACGATTTACTATGCTTTCTAGGCCGTCATATCTTACCACCCAACCAAGACTGGTGTCCCATTCAGTGTCATCCAACACAGTTGTGGTCAATGGTTGAGGATTGGTCACTGTGCCGGCTGCTGGACCATTGAGATCAATGCCTCCTGCTTGCAAGGCCAATGCTGATCCTGCGCCCCAAGATCCACTGGCACTGTTCAGTGTCAGTGTACCATCTGATTTGACTCCTATGGTGTTTTTGCTGTACAAAGTTATGTCTTCTTGTGCTTGCACACTCATGAAAGTGTCAGTTTCCAACTGCATGTCTTCTTGACTTTTGATTTTCATATACCTTCCGGCAAACATGTTGATATCACGGTCTGCATGCAGGTTGATGTCGCCTTTGGTGCGTACATTGACAGAATTGGTAGCATACACATCCACAGTACCTTCTACCCCAAGTTCAATCCAGGTTTGGCCATTGGCATGGATAATGTAAAAAAAGTTTCCAGTGTCACTCATGGTGATTTGATGACCTTTTGATGTGCGCAATCTCAACAGAGCATTGTTGCCTTCAAGGTCGCCGTCGTCCATCACAAGACTATGACCGCCCACACGGCCAATTACTTTGGCGTCTCCAGGCTTGATTTCTCCGGCATTGAGTTTGGCATTGATATCATTGGGTTTCATGCCGCCTTGATAAATGGCTGTGCCTGGAGTACTGATTCCAAACACAGCACTGGGCGTTTCACGTTGACTGCTGGAATTGATAGGGCCGCGCTCGTTGTCTGTGATCAGACCTTGTTGAAGCATGGACTGTGCTACCACACTTTGTACTGGTTTTGTGCCTTCATAAAATCGCGGATCATTGAACAGTTCATTGTTGTTGAGGTTGATCTCAGTCACAGGTAAACGTGTGGCATCTGTAAAATATGCCTGTTGATTTTTATTCTGCACTTTGGCTTGCGATTTGGTCACTGCGCCAAGACCTGGTACCATGCGACCTGTGCCTTGTTCAGGCACCACGCCAATGTAGTAACCTTGTGAACGGTCGCCGTTGACAAAAATACAAATCACAGTGACGCCTACATCAGGTGGCGTGAACCACATGCCATAACTGGTTGGATTGCCAGGATAACTGCCTACATCAAGTGTGGCTCCGTTGGTTGTGGTTTTTGGTGTATTGCCATAAAACGGTGGCATATAACTCACTGTGGTCCATTTGGAGTCGTTTTCCATACCACCTTCGCCGCCATCAGCAAATGCTTCAATGTACACACGCAAACGGCCACTACGAGTAGGATCCACGGTGCTCATGACCACACCAGTAAACGGTCCAAATTCTGAAGGCACTCCGCCGCGGTCTAGTTTGTAATTGCCCGGGCGTCCTCTACTGCGTTGTACGTTGTCTACCATGTGTGTTCCTTAATAGTCTACTGCTATGATTTGATTGCCAGGATTTGTTACGCTGTCAGGATTGTTGGCATTGGCCGCACCATTTGGTAATCTATTGGCAGGAGCCCCTGTTCTTGTGGCCACTGCTTGCCCATTGCTGGTAACTGGACTGCCGCCTGCGTTGGCTGCAAAACTGTCTCTGGCTGCTTGCAATGCGGCATCAGGTGTGGCACCACTTCTTCTGGCAGCAATATAGGCCTGACTGCCTGTCAATTGTGTCAAGGTTGGTTCGCCTATTACCTTGGGAGGATTGAGTATTTGTTGCACTCCTTGGGCCAAAGATGACGTTGGGGCAGGGTCAGTGACCGACGAACGAGGTGGAATGAACCGGTCTACCCTACGCGGATCATTCTCTGCAAATTTTGCACTTCTTCCTGGCGAACCAGTGCCAGTGCCAGTGCCAGTGCCTGTTCTGGCCTTGTCGGGATTTTCATCAACCGGCGCCTTAGTGGAATTCGTACCAGAAGGCAAGGGAAATAGATACAAACTGCCGTCTAAAGTTTGTTCAAATGAGCCGCCTTTGAATTCACTGGTGACCTTGGTAGCAATGTACACTCGACTCTGCAAGGGCTTTTTGTCTGGGCCTTTTTGTTTGACATAAGGATCCGCCACACCAGTGGCAAGATCATAATCTTCTGGGCGTTGCCACAGCATTTCAAACAAGATATCTTGACTGTCAAAACTGATTGAACCGTCGGCTTCAAATCCTGTTCTGGCTGCTGGATACACAGTGGAGGCATCAACTGGTTTGAACTGACTACCTTGCATGATCCAGGCCGGGTCGCCGATGATTCGTACCTTGGCAGCGGCCAGGTCGCTGGGATTGTAGAGTATTTCGGCAGCATTGGCATTGCCTTCAAGTTCTTTGCCTTCGGCACCGAAGTTGCTGGCATCACTGCGAGGACTGTAGTTGTATTTCACAAGGTCAGCCATGCTACTGGTATATCTTTTGGATATTTTGTTGGTGATACTGGTACCAGGTCCGTTGCCACTTAGTGTGGACACAAACATGGTGTTAAGTGTTTCTTGGTAGTCTTTGACTGCGGTGTTTTGACCTGTAAACCAAAAAGGATAACTTTTGTGTACCCCACTGAATTTTGTAATGGGAAAATACTGGCTGTTCAAATTCTTCACAAGGTAAGGACTCACAGTGTATTTGATTTTGTAAGCATAATCATTGCGATTGCTGTCAAAATCCTTGCGCTCGCAACTCATGCTGATGGTAAACCAAGTTACGTTTTTGGTTGTTTGCTGATTGAGTTCTTGATTGCCGTCTGCATCTTCTATCACAAGTTTCTGTTTGCTGATATAACTGGAATTGCGTATTACCATTTCGATCACTTGCAAAATCTGTTGACCAGCAGTGATACTAAAACTTCTGTTTAGATAATCAACTTTTGTAGTGGCTGGGTTAAGGCCACTGGGATCTTTGGTCACAGGAAGTGCATTGGGGGACTGTTTTTTGTCTACTTTCTTGTTGGGCAACTGTATCTTGGCATCACTGATGTCGGCAGCACTGGCCAGGCCGGGTATGCCCACAAACTCAATTGAGTATTCATCAGCCACAAGATAGGTGCCTCTTTTGACCAATTCCTGTTGATAATCATTCATGGCTCCCATGAGACCTTGTGTGATAACTTTCTTGGGACTAGGTGCTGCCGCTGTAGTAGGAGGAGCCTTACTTGAAGATTCGCCGCCTGATGTTGGTTGTGCATCAGTTCGTCTTGAATCATTGGCATTGCCGCGGCCTGCTCCGGCTGTAGTTGCTTGACCTGGGTTGGCACTGGGTGCTGTGCCTGTTGAATACTTGGCGTCGCCGCCCAGCAAACCAGCCACAGTACTGTCCACCAACTGCACATCATAGGGAATGGTGCCGCGACTTGATCCGCCGCCGATATTTTGACCCACAGGAGCACCTTCAAAATCATAACTCACAGTTTTGGTGCCAATACTCCAGTTGACCTTGCTGATGATAAAAGGTATGAATTTTTCCACCACAGCCGCTGGATCGCTGGTGTTCACTGGCGAGTCAAGTCCGCCCTTGACTGGGTAAACAATGTTGCCACTTTCATCATAGCCGTAAAATCTCAACACCATGAGATAGGTGGCAGCAGTGTAGTTGACTTTGCCATCAGCACCGCGGGGTTCAAAGTTGGCCACTGCTTCATACATTCTGTCCAGCAGGGTTATACCTTGAGGTTCAACCACAGTGAATTTGAGATTTGTGGCCAGGTGCGCGGCACCGGTGCCTTTGCCCGCACATTGTGTTTCTACAATCACAGAATCTATGTAAAAGTCATTGGGCATGAAAGGACTGCGATTGGCCGGAGCATAATTGGTAGTGGCAGTTCTGGCAGCATTGGGATCAAACACACTTTCTTCACCGGCGCCGCCGCTGCCGCCATTGATAACTGGAGGTCTAATAACGCCATCACTAACGCCTGCACCGCCTGATTGAAACAACAAATAATAACCGTCAATTTTTTTGTCTTTGGAGTTCAACAATTTGTTGTATTGAGCCTGGGTCATTAGATATACCGAGGCTGACCAAGCATAGTTATTGTAGCGATCCAAAATGTTAGGCTGTGGTGTTACTGTTATGGGATTGGCGTCCGCGGCATTTACAGTAGTGGTGGTTGTGGTTCGACTGGGTTTGGCTGCATCATCTCTGGTGGGTGTACCAGGATTGGTGGTCAAATTTACACCGCCAGGAACACCAGTGGCCACTGGATTGGTGGATTGAGCATAGCCATTGGTGGCCTGCGTTTGTTCAGTGGTGCGTGTGGTGTCGTCCAGCCCTTGATCACCTCCGTTGTCGGAAGTCACAGGAGGTTCTGCATTGCTTGGTGTGGCAGTGTCTGGAGGTGGCACCACGCGACCGCGATCGTCAACTTGGGCCGCAGCAGGTGCATTGGGACCTTGTGGTGCATCATCTTTTGCAGCCTGGCTGGCCGTGGCAGGTGGTGGTGGCTGTACTTGTGTGGCCTGTTGATTCTGCGCTTGCAGGCGATCAATTTCTGAAACAATTTCGCCCAGTCGAATTTGCACCTGCCCTATTTGATCATCAATTTTTTCAACTTCGGCTCGTAATGCCTTGGCACCTTCTTTGTCGCCACCTTGATACTGTGTTCGGGCCTTGGCTCTGAGAGCGTCACTTTCATTGCGAAGGCGTTCTTGCTCTACCAGTAATGCCTGGCGTTCACTTTGCAGTTTATCAATTTGTTCTTGGTTGGCCATGGTTTAGAATCCCAACGCTGTTTTGAGTGTGGTCATTTTGGGCAAATATATCAAGGTGCCTACTGCAAAATCCATGGGCGGTGCTTGCAGAGTATTGGGGTTGCGTTGATAGAATACCCACCATAGGCTAGGATCTCCATAAAGGTCAAATGCCAACAGGTCTGGGCGATATTGATAAGTGGTGTTGATGGTAAAACTGATGTCGTCAGTTTCTTTTGGTATGGGTCTGTTGACCATAACGTCAAGAAAAAACTGACTATAGCCTGTTTCAAAGTAAGGACTTGTTGACGTGTAGTTGGCCATTACCAGAATCCTCCTTTGAGTAGGTCACCATTGGCAAAGCCTTGGAGGCTGAATTGCTTGCTGATTTGAGCACGAGTTTGTGCAGGTATAAGTGTAATATCAATTTCCATTTTTGTAGGCACATAACTGGCCGGTGTGTTGTTGGTCACACTGCCCACAACAGTATTTGGTGCCGGCGTCTGTGGCTGAGCACCTTTGGGCAACAGCGCATTGATCAATCTATTCAATCCGGCAAGGTTACCGCCTGCGGGCAAACTGGCTCCTGATGGGTTGTAACGATTGGCCAAATTTAAACCAAAGTTGTTGGGATTGGTTGTTCTTATGTAGTCTACATCGTTGGGCAAGGTGTAATTAAACGAACTAATTACCACAGGATGATCTGAGAATTGGAATTCGCCAAAACCGTTCAGCAAACACACAGGCGGAGGAGTGCCGCGCTGTGGATCTTGTCCGTAAAACATTTTGGTGGCTGATCTAAAGAAATGTATCACAGCCAAGAGATAATTGGCTTCTGTGGTATTTTGCGCTGTAAATGTGCCACGAATCTGAATGTCGCCCACTCTAGAGTTTTTGTAAAACAAACCACGATAGTTTGAATGCACCAAATCATACTGTTCATAATTGGCTGTGTACTGTGTGGAGATAGTTGGTGTGTAAGGAAATATCACACCATCTGTGCCCGAGCCGGCTCTCAAAGGCGCCAGTATTCCTGGATTTTCAGCGTTGTACAAATACTTGGCTCCGGGTGCTAGACTCAGTCTCACACGCCAGTCAGTGTTGCCCGGCTGTTTGTAGCGTGCCTGAATTGTGGCTTGCTTCTGAGCCAGTGCTTTGGTAGCGGCTTCCTGCGATCCTTTTTCCTGTGCCGCAAAGGCAGCATCGGTTCCAAATTCCGATCCCTGGGCGGTTGTGCCACCACCGCCCACACCAGCGTCTTCATCAGGATTTAAGGCATAGGGTTCTTCTTGTGGAGGACCATCCGGTTCAGCGCCGGGGGGTAGTTCTAGTCCGCCTTGATTGGCATCAACTGCATCGGGGTTGAATACTGACTCTTCTCCGGCGTTGAAGGTTTGGCCAGGATCAAATACATTTTCTCCAGGATCCACGCCTGGTTCAACATCAGTGGCTTGTTCGGCCAGTACACGTCGTTCTTCGGCCTGGCGCTCTTCGGCCTGAGCCACTTCTTCATCAGACAGCACAGGCACATCTTCGGCTGTAAGTTCGGCTGGTTGTTCGTTGTCCAGTGCCTGTTGTGCTTCAAATCTTGCTTGCTCAAATGGATCAGAGTTGGGGTCAACATTGGCCGGATCGAACACACTTTCTTCGTTGGCGTTGAATGTTTGTCCTGGATCGAATACATTTTCACCCACATCTTGTGTTGGATCAAACACTGACTCTTCGGTAGCAGGACCGTTGTAGGTTTGCCCTGGATCAAATACATTTTCTCCCACATCTTGAGTAGGATCAAACACACTTTCCATTTGCGGCTGACCAACCCCAGGATCAAATACATTTTCTTGTATGCCTGGATCAGTCAAAGCACTGACTTCAGTGGGTGACTGTCCGTCGCCTTCGTTGCCACCGCCTGCCGCATACACATTGGCATTTTGTTCAATGATGTTTTGTTGAATTGCCGAATTTTCTGTGGCTGTTTGAATATAATCTTGTTGTTGCGCATTGTTGTCCAACAACTCGGCTCGTCTAGCATCTGAAATATTGGGATCAGCCAGTTCAGCATTGTTTGCTTCTATAATTTTTTCAGCATTGGCAATGCCTGCGTTGTTTTGCTCAATGGCCGCATAGCCTTTGTCAATGTTCAACAATGCTTGATTTTGCGTTCCTGGATAAAGTTTGGCAGCGTCTGCAGCCAATTCTCGATCCTGTTGTTGTACCTGTGCAGTGGTGGGCCCTCCAACATCAACTGCCGCGGGATCAAACACGCTTTCACCATTGGCATTAAAAGTTTGTCCTGGATTGAAAACATTTTCGCCCGCGTCTTGACGTGGGTCAAACACAGATTCACCAGTGGCAGGTCCATTGTAGGTTTGACCTGGATCAAACACATGTTCGCCGGGGTCTTGACGTGGATCAAACACTGACTCTTGTGCATTATTTGCATTGCCATCATATCCTGCATAGTATGGTTGGCCAGTTTCTTCGTTGATCTTGAAACCCGACTGTAGATTTCCCTCATCATCGTAGGCGGGAAACTGACTGGGATCGCTGGCAGGATTGACCGCTGTGTCTTTTGTTGCTGGTCCTACACCTTTGTAATAGGTTTGACCAGTTTCTTCATTGATAGCAAATCCTGGTTGTAGATTTCCCTCATCATCATAGGCAGGAAACTGACTGGGATCGCTGGCAGGATTCACAGCAGGTTGAGTGGCCCCAGGTCCAGTTGGGGCAACAGCGGCAGCCGAAGCAGCCACACTTGACCCTGTGGTGGCAGCCACAGGCGAGGCAGTGGGCTTGCCGCCAAACAAGCCGCCCACTGTGGAAGAAAAATTTGTAAACAATGAACTCAGGCCCGAACCACCTCCAGTGCCTCCGCCCAGGAAATTGCCAAACAAACTTTGTATTGTGCCCAGGGCATTGTCAATGCTGGGAAAACCTGTGTTGAGTTTGCCGAACCCACTGAGAATATTGCTGAACGATCCTGGCAATTGTGGTAAACCCAGTGCAGACTGTGGCCCATTGAATAGTGCTGCCGTTGCTACATCGGGATTAGGTGTTGCGGCATTGGGATCAAAAACATTTTCTCCTACGTCTTGGCGTGGATCAAACACAGATTCATTTTGTGGTGGCCCTACTTCTTCCCTGCCATAGGGACTATAAACTGATTCTTGAACTGTTGTGTTTGTTGCATCAGTTTGAGACACCACTCGTGTTTGGCCGCTCAGTTGTATTTCTGTATTTTGATTGAGTTCTTGGTCGTAGTCAGCATTTACTGGTGTAATACTAGACGACGATTGCACAGACACTGTTTGCGTTGTGGTTGTGGTATTGGGTTCCTTGATCTCTTGCGATGGACTGGGAAGTTCGGCCGCACTTTGTTGGTCTGCCAATTGATTACGTTCTCTTTGCAATTTACCCAATGATGCTAATCTAGCATCATTTTCTTCTGCAGTCAGTGGAGGCAAGCCTTGTTGCTGGCGAATTCTATTGCTGGGGTTGTCTATGTACCATTGTTTGATTTCAGCATCTTTGGCTGACACTTGTTCACCAATTTTTTGACTTTGTTCAGTGGGAATTGGCCGCCCCAATACCACTGTAGTTGAGCCACCGCCACTCACAGTTTCTGTGCTGGTGGTGGTATAACTTGACTTAACAACAGTACCAGGTGTGGACTTGGGAGTTTGAGCATAGTCTACCTGTTCAAAATTAGAAGAACTGGTGAGTCCTGCGGTGAATCTAGCACTTTCGGCTTCATCAGCGGCTGTGTATTTTTGATAGTCAACACCTGCTACCTTGCCACTGCCTGCAACAATAGGGCCCATTTGGCCGTTGTCGCCTATAGCGTAGTTGCCAAAATCAGCATTGGTGATGCCAGCCTGTGCGGCAGCCTGGTCTTCTGTTAGTCCTTGTTGGCGAAGTTTGTTAAACTCAGCGGCCTTGTTTGCATCGTATGCCATGATTGTGTTCCTATCACTTATTTACCCATTTTTAAAACGGCGTATTTTTGAAAGAGGTTGACAACTGTGGTAAATCTGCTACAATAAATACATATTAGGAGACCCAGTCACTCATGACTTTACTACCCAAAGCGGCACCGCGTGTCAACTACCTCAACAACAAAGACATCTTAAAAGAAATTCACCTCAGCAAAAACAACTACTGCTGGTTCCGGGACAGAGCAAACGATCATCAATTTGATATAATTTTGCCGTCAATAGACCGTATCAATCAACGCACCATTGCTGAAGCAAGGCGCAACCGTGCAGATAAACTCAAACGTGAAGGCATCATTGTAGATCCTAAAAAGATACCCAACACCGACATTGTGTTTCGCATCACCTGCTGGGATCACATACCCCGAGCACCCAAAAAAATCACCAAAGCCGAGGCCAAGCGTCGTAAACTAGAAGACATCCTGGATCTAGATGATGCCACGGAAGATGATCCACTAGCGGATCTTGTGGATGTGCCAGTGCTGGATCTCAATCATGTGCGTGTGAACTTTCCGCCGTTTGAACACTATAGAATAGACGAAGAAAAGAAACCTTACATTGTAGGGCGTAGCCACTGGAAAGGTGATTTGGAAACAGGAGAATTTTCCAAAGATCATGGCGAAATGACTCGTAAGTTGGCCATGATGTTTATGAAACTGTGCGAGCGTTATGCCACAAGAAGCAACTGGCGTGGTTATACTTACAACGAGGAAATGCGTGGACAAGCCCTGCTACAACTGTCTCAAATTGGTCTTCAATTTGACGAGTCCAAAAGCCAAAATCCCTTTGCCTATTACACTGCCGCTATCACCAACAGTTTCACTCGCATCTTGAACATTGAGAAGAAAAATCAAAACATACGCGATGACATACTGGAAATGAACGGACTCAATCCGTCATGGACTCGACAGAACTCGGGCAAGTATTCAATGGAAGCCTTGTCCGGACCGGTTGTGTCTAGCCTTGATGAGTAGTATACTATCAAGATGACTAATCTATTCCGGAAGGCTGCGGTCTTCACAGATATCCACTTTGGCTTGAAAAGCAACAGCACTCAACACAACGAAGACTGTTTGGCATTTGTAAAATGGGCTACCAACAAAGCCCGGGAGGAAGGGTGTGAAACCTGTTTGTTCTTGGGCGATTGGCACAACAACCGTGCTAATCTCAACATTGTGACCCTGAACTACAGCCTGCGGGCCCTAGAGCACCTAAATGCTAATTTCGACCGTGTGTATTTTATTCCTGGTAATCACGACCTTTATTATCGTGACAAACGCGATATACAGTCAGTGGAGTGGGCGCGACACCTCCCCAATGTTGAAATATGCAATGACTGGTTTTCTAGTGGCGACGTTGTTATCGCCCCTTGGTTGTGCGGAGATGATCATAAGAGGATACCTAAACTAACAGGCCGGTACATGTTTGGACATTTTGAACTGCCGGGATATCTAATGAATGCCATGGTAGAGATGCCGGATCACGGAGAAGTTCGCAGAGAAGATTTTGCTAACTTTGAACATGTGTTTACCGGACACTTTCACAAACGTCAGACCAAGAAAAACATTACCTACATTGGCAACGCCTTTCCGCACAACTATGCCGACGCTGGCGATGATGAACGTGGACTGACTATCATTGAGTGGGGTCAAGCGCCTGTGTATCATGCCTGGCCAGATCAACCACGCTATCGTGTGCTGGGACTGGCCAATATTATCGACAATGCACCAACTTTGCTGGCGCCAGGCATGCATGTACGTGTACAGTTAGACATTGAGATTTCATACGAAGAAGCCAACTTTATCAAAGAAACATACATCCGTGACTACGGCTTGCGAGAGATGGCATTGATACCCAACAAGAATGTATCTGTAGACACCGACATGTCTCCAGGTGAAGTCAAATTTGAATCTGTAGATCAAATTGTTACAGATCAGATTACCAACATAGAATCAGAATTCTACGATAATAAATTACTGCTAAAGATATATCAAACTTTATGATCTACTGTGTGTGGTATCCCAGTGGAGGATTTGGGCACTTTATCAATGCTGTTTTAACCTTACACGGAGAAGGTTTTGTTAGACCAAACAGCAAACTTGAATTTTCCAAAACTGGCGACAGTCACAATCTAGACTTGGTTGTGCCAAAGTATTTTCACAACCATTGGCCGGGCGGTATTGAATTTATAGATACAAAAAACTATTCAGTGCTGATTGACAACGGTATCAACAACGAAAGCGATAATTTTAAATCTACCTTCCCTGACTCAACTGTTGTTAAAATTTGTTACACAGATCATAGTTGGCCTGTGATTGCTCGAACCATGATTGCAAAGGCCATGCACAGCACTATGGAGGAGCAATTGCCCATTGATAATTGGCACAGCAACGAATCCTGGGCATTGAGAGAAAAATATTTTTTGTACCTACGTGATCACAATCTCAGACATGCCTGGCGGGCCACTGACACCGATTCAATAGAGATAGACCAATTGTATGAGAACTACGATAAGTTTTTCGACACAATAAACTCTATTGTAAAGATACAACAATGCGAAGATCTATGGATAAACTGGCATCAAGCCAATGCCACTTACATCGTGCCAGTCAAGACTGCAACAGGTATACTAAATGACATTGCCGATAAACGGTCATCGGATTTGACACATATCACTGACGTATGGACTCATGCTGTGGTATATTATTACATTTGGTTGAAGTTTGGAATAGAAGTTCCCCATAATGACTACGCAGACTGGTTTACAAATACCAATGATATTGTTACAATGCTAGTTAATCACGGAGTAGAAGTTTGATTCAAATCAAAAATTTAACTGTTCGCAACTTCATGAGCGTGGGTGCGGCCACCCAGGGCATTGACTTTGATCGCAGTGATCTCACTTTGGTCCTGGGCGAAAACCTGGATCTGGGCGGCGATGGCAGTCGCAATGGCACAGGCAAAACCACGATCATCAATGCACTGAGTTATGCTTTGTACGGACAAGCACTTTCAAACATCCGCAAAGATAATTTGGTAAACAAGACCAATGGCAAAAACATGCTGGTCAGTTTGGACTTTTCGGTCAATGGACAAGAGTACAGAATCGAACGAGGACGCAAACCCAACGTCTTAAAGTTTTACATCAACAACGAAGCACAAACTGCCACAGACGAAGCACAAGGTGACAGTCGTGAAACACAGGATGCCATTGAGCGTGTGATGAACATGAGTCACGACATGTTCAAACATGTACTGGCCTTGAACACTTATACAGAACCGTTTTTGAGTTTGAAAGCCAATGATCAACGCACTATCATTGAGCAGTTGTTGGGCATTACCTTGTTGAGTGAACGTGCTGACGCTATCAAAGAACTCAACCGGCAGACCAAAGATGCTATACAAACGGAAGAATTCCGCATACGTGCTGTTCAAGAAGCCAACAAACGCATTGAAGAACAGATTGAAAGTCTGCGTAAACGTCAGCGACTATGGACGGCCAAACGTGACGAGGACGTGGCTAAATTAGAGCAGGCCATTCAAGACCTTGAACACATCGACATCGATGCCGAAGTTCAAGCACATAGAGATCTAGAAGCATTTCATGACAAGAAAAAAGCCATCGATGATGCCAACCGGTATATCCGACAGATTGCCGCAGATGATGCTCGACTACAAAAAATACTAGACAAACTCAAAAAAGAAATCGAAGCCTTGGACGATCACAAGTGTCACTCATGCGGTCAGGACTTGCACGATGACAAGCAAGACGAGTTGAAGAGAGACAAACAGTCTTTGGTGCAAGAAACTGCGCTACAACTCTTGTCCAACGACACACAACGCCAAGGACACCTGGACACTATTGCTGAGATTGGCGACTTAGGTACGGCACCCACTGTGTTTTATGACACACTAGAACAGGCCTTGAATCATCGCAACACAGTAGAAACCTTGCGAAAAGATCTAACTGCACGTCAGGCAGATGTGGATCCTTATGAAGAACAGATTTCAGACATGCAAGGACAGGCTCTGCAAGTTGTAACATACGACACGCTAAATGAACTTACTAGAGTACAAGATCATCAGGACTTCTTGCTCAAATTGTTAACATCCAAAGACAGTTTTGTTCGCAAGAAAATCATTGATCAGAATCTAAGTTATCTAAATGCTCGTCTCACACACTACCTAGATCGTATTGGATTGCCGCACACAGTGAAGTTCCAAAACGACTTGACTGTGAGCATCGAAGAACTGGGTCGCGAACTGGACTTTGACAATTTAAGTCGCGGTGAGCGCAACAGATTGATCTTGAGCATGAGTTGGGCGTTCCGTGATGTTTGGGAAAGTTTGTACTCGCCCATCAACTTGTTGTTTATTGACGAGTTGATTGACAACGGCCTAGACACACAAGGTGTGGAAAATGCTCTGGCCCTGCTGAAGAAGATGAGCCGCGAACGTCACAAATCAATTTGGCTGGTAAGTCACAGAGATGAACTGGCCGGACGTGTGGAGAACATACTCAAAGTGATCAAAGAGAATGGCTTTACCAGTTACAACACGGATGTTGAAGTTGCATAACATACGCAAACTTGCTTATTTGATTGCTGTCAAACACACCACTAACTTCTTTGATGCAAGATCAACAGCCAACAATATATTTCAAGGATCTCGTGCGGTCAATGACTCATTGGTCAACAGTTTTTTGCAGGATGTTTTCAAAGATGACTTGCTGGCCAAAGGACTCAATGACCGGAATAATTTAACCAACTTCAAAACATCGTTTACCAACTGGATACAAGCACACAAATCAAACACAGTACAGGGTCTTGATCAATATCAAATTGATTACAGTGCTGGCACCACACAGTGTTTTGATAGTTTTTATTTTAGACACAGACATCGACGATTCAGATGCTATACTGGCGAATATTTTTACCATTTGAAAACATGGATCAGTAATCAAGTCAACTGGAGTTTCATCACTGACAGTGATCCAGTTGGCAAAGACGATGCTGTGATCATCAGCATGCCATTTTGTGATACTGGAAGTTTGCATCCCGACTATGACAGTTTGATCAACTGCTGTGAGCAACTGGGAGTACCAGTTTTGGTTGATTGTTGTTACTATCCCATCAGCGGTGGTCTAGACATTGACGTATCATCAACATGTATAGATACTGTGGCATTTAGTTTGAGTAAAGCATTTCCTATTGCCAATCTGCGCATAGGAGTTCGATACACCAGAAACATATTTGACGGACAAAAACTACATGACAGTATAAATTACAACAACACTCTGTCTGCTTACGTAGGGTTACAATTGATCCGTAGATTTTCCAGTGACTACATATATCAAACTTACCAACACAAACAGAAAACTGTGTGCGACTACTTTGAATTAACTCCTGGCAATGCAGTGATGTTTGCAGTGGGCGATTCAAACTGGAATCAGTACAGTAGACGTAATTTGCTCAATGCCTATCAACTGAATTTGGCTCCTGAAAATTTCAACAACAGAGTCAGCCTAGTGAGCATGTTTGAAAATTGGGATTGTTTTTTACAAATACAAAATGAAACTGAAGTTGACATTTAAAAACATTGTAGACGCTCCAAAGTGTAAAATTTTGTTGAGTGGTACAGAATTGTATTCAGGTCCAGTGCTGGACGACTTTGAGTATGACATCGACTTGTTGTCAGGCGATTGCTGTCTTGTGATAGAACACTGGGACAAACAGCCTGCTGACACCATTGTTCAGGATGGCAAGATTGTTAGAGATAGAAGTTTTGAACTAGACAAAATTGTCGTCGACGACTATGATCTAGAAGAACTGATTTGGCAAAGTGAATTTCAAGCACAGGACGGTAATGTGTATCCCAGTTGCTTGTTCTTTGGACCCAATGGAAAGTTTGTGTTAAATTTTCACAATCCTGTACTGCGTTGGATACTCAAGACCAGACACGAAAAGCACAACAATGATCCCATGTGGGAACAGGATTACAATCTTTATCAACAGGCATGCAAGATACTAACACAGATATAAATCAAATTCGCACCATTGCGTGGACACTGGCCAAGGCCAGTGCTGATGGTGTGCTAGATGTTCCAGGCGAGTATGTCTGGGCGTTTCCCAACGACAGCAAATTTGAATCTGTCAGAGCCAGATCTCGAAGTATCTTCAGCAGTGGCAATAGTATCAAAGACGTTGATGTTATTGCGTATGTACAAGGATTAAACTTGTCAAGGCATCTGTTGAATCCTTGGATAGTTCAGCAATTTGAAGAACAGTTTCCTGATTGGGTCATGCAAGGCACCAAATTCAAACTACACAACTTTGATCAGTTTCGATACGTGGGATTCAGTGCTGGCACTCAGGAAAGTTTTATAAATTTTTATTTGTTCAATAGAAACAAAAGATTCAGAGTGTTTCGTGGTGACTACTGGTGGCACATGGACATATGGCAAAAAATCAATGCTGACTGGGCCTATATCGAAGATGGCGACCTTGAGTCCAACGACATTTGTATTTGCAGTTATCCTTTTGCCTTGACCGGCGATAAGCACGAAAATTTTGACTGGCTGGTAGATCAATGCAATCACAAAGGCATTGACTTACTGGTTGATTTTATCTATCTACCCAATAGCATCAATGCAGTTGACATCGATCTCAGTGCCGACTGTATCAAACAAATCACTTTTAGTTTTAGCAAGACATTCCCTGTACAATGTGCCAAAATCGCAGTGCGTATGTGCAAAACCAAGCCCAATGATCCTATGCAGATGAGCAACGACGAAAACATTTGCAATCGACTCAGTGCTGGACTGGCATTGGATATTATAAATCGGTTTCCCATTGACTACAATGTAGACAAATACTATAATGCACAAACTCATTGGTGTAAAAAACTGGGACTGAAACCCACCAAAGTGGTGCACTTTGGGCTGGGCGCAGACTACACTGATTTTGGAAAATCGGGCTCTACAGCGTGGTGTTCTCCGTTCAACGAGCAACACAACCGCTACAATCTAGGCATGCTGTATGAGAATCAAAATCTATTGAAAAAACTCAACCTATACAACTGATGCTGACTTTTACATTACAAACACAATCTCAACACGGACGCACCGGTCCAAGGATTCGTGTTGGCAGCACAGATACTTTGTTGCCGGCTGGGCAGTCCACTGTGGATTTTGTGATGGAAGATTTGAATTCTTTAGTGGTGGATTTTTACAGCAAAACTGAACAAGACACTGTGATTGAACATGGTTGCATTGTTGCCGACACTGAGTTTAGAATTTCAGACATGTGGTGTGATGGTATCAAATTGGAACCTTGGTTTCGAAACAGTGCTGTTTATCGACCTAGATATTTTGATGGGTTTTTACAGCATCAACCCAATGCACCAACAGAAATTATTGCTCCGTATCAATTTAACTTTCCAGGTACAATTACTTGGTCCTGGACTGATCAATTCTGGGAGTGGTATTTTGCACAAAAAAATCAACTTGAAGTGATAAATTTCCTGGACAAAGATCCTGATAGAGTGTGGAAGTTCCGCGGCAGTCTTGACCCTTGCGACGACTTAGTGACAAATATAAAACAGGCGTTAGACAAACTATGAACAGATTTGCTTTTATCAATCTTCCCAGCCAAGAACTTGAAAGACCACCGGCTGCTGCCGCGGCCTTGAGTGCTTGTGTGAGGTCAGTTGGATGGCATTGTCAAGTGTTTGACTTTAATTTGTTTCTAAACAAGAATGTCAGTGCCGAAACATGGATCACGTTGGAGCAATACTGGCGTTGTAAAACTTTGACCATAGACCAAGACACCAGAACAGAATTACAAAGAGTGTTTGATCTGTTTATGGATGATATCAAAACATACAATCCAGATATGTTGGGGCTCAGTGTGTTTACTCGTATGAGTGTGGTTCCAGCGTTGGAATTGCTACAATACACTAGACCCAGACTTGGTTGTAAAATTGTCATCGGCGGCAATGGTGCTTATTCTTGGTTTAACGGTGTGGCATCCAGTGACAAAAATACCACTGCAAAAAGTTTTAGCGAATTTTGCAAATCTCAAGACCTTATTGATTTTTACATACAAGGCGACGGCGAAGTTGCTATTATGGAACTGTTGAAAGGCAACCTAGAATATCCAGGTATCAATGGCACCAAGCCTCAGCAGATACAAGATTTGTCTGTTGTGCCTTATCCTGACTATCAAGGAATAGAACCAAAAAGTTACTTTTACACTCACGAGCCGGGCATATACATCACTGCCAGTAGAGGTTGTGTGAGAAACTGTACATTTTGCAGTGTACCACAGTTGTGGCCAAAGTTTCAATCCCGCACAGCCGACGATGTTGTGGGCGAAATCATTAGAGGCAAGAAAAATTTTGACACAAACATATTTCACTTCACTGACAGTCTGCTGAATGGCAATATGAAAACCTGGAGAGAGATCAATAGAAAACTGATTGCTGCCAAACAGGCTGATCCCAGTCTTGAGCCCATACGATATCTTGGACAATTTATTTGTAGAACAAGACTGGATCAAACCGAACGTGATTGGGAGTTGATGGCTCAAGCAGGTGCAGATTTGTTGGTCACAGGTTTTGAAAGTTACAGTCCCAATGTAAGAAAACACATGGGCAAACACTACAGCAATGCTGACATTGATTTTCATTTTGCTCAAAGTGCCAAATACGGAATCAAGAATGTATGTTTGATGTTCGTGGGCTACCCAACCGAAACTCTAGAGGACCATGAGTACAACATTGAGTTCTTGCATCGTTATCGCAAATATGCTCGTGCAGGAGTGATACACATGGTGCGCTGGGGCTATACTGGAATGTTTACCAATGCCAACAAATTGGAGTTGGACGATCAGGTCAAAATGGCCACTGACGTGACTTTTGCCAATAGGTTACGAAATTTACCAAATGGTATCAAAGGCATTGCGCTTGGGTTTGGATGGATCAATGAAATGAACCCCAGTTTGACACTGAAAGAACGTATTCGTAGACGTTTAGAACTACACGAACTCAGTGTGCAATTAGGGTGGCCCCAAACTCGTAGCCGTGAAGAACTGCAAATTTTATACAACATATTATCAAACCTAAACAACAATTCAATACAGGCACAGGACTTTGAAACACTGGAAACTCTTCTGGATTTTCATTGAAATTTACAAATAGGCAGCAACGGAGATAACTATACTGCAAGGACTAATCGTATACAACACATGACATGGCTATATCAAGACACCCCAGTTGAGACATTGCCCGAACACTGTGTTGGATTTGTTTACTTGATCACAAACAATCTCACTGGACGCAAGTACATAGGCAAAAAATTAGCAAAATTTTCGAAAACAACATACAAGACAGTCAAACAACGAAACGGCACAAAAAAGCGGAAAAAGATACGATCAAAGATCGACTCAGATTGGAGAGAGTACTATGGGTCAAGCCCAGAATTGACCGCAGATGTAAACACACTAGGCACCGAAAACTTCACCAGAGAAATACTTTACTATTGCAACTCCAAGTCAGAATGCTCATACATTGAGGCTAGAGAACAATTTGCAAGGCGAGTATTGGAATCACGAGATTACTACAATGGCCACATCCAGGTTAGGGTGCATGGCTCACACATACTAGACAAAATTTAACAGGCAGCAAACAAGACACAGTGGTAGGTGATATGGCCTACCCCCATTGAGGAACGGTGAGATACCCGGTCTGGACTTGGGCGTCAAAGGCAATTGCTAACTTAAGGCAACAAATGGTTAGGGCTCTGTGAAACAGATACAACCCTTGCTCATAGGATTTGGGTCTATTCCGGATCACTAGGGTTCCGTTGATATGTGAAGCTTGAGTAGGGGGTACCGGTCAACCGCCTCCGTGTAGGAAACTACAATCTCATTAGAATAGATGACTGTGCTACTCGGATGATGCGCTTTCAATTCACCGTGCATACGGTGAATTATGACCAATTAATCTGGATGATACTTAGAAGACCAACAGTTGATGAACGAAGTGAAATCAACAGATCTCGTTAGAGATCTCTAACAATGCTAGGTTGTCTTGTGCTGTTATCAA